TGCAACGCTCTATATTTTTGATACAAAAGTAATAGCAGAAAGTCAGTTCGGCGAGGCAAAAGAATATATGCCGTTTGAAAAATGGCTGACCTGTCACGAACAGGATAAATATTGGACCTTGCGGGATGATGAAAAAGACTTTTTTGTGAGGGATATTTGTGAAAGCAAAACACCGCAAGGTGTAAAAAACGTCTTTTCTATAACTAAATCTATCCACTATACTTCGGGCACTTCAAGAATGTGGCATTGGGAAATAAATGGGCGCTAAAATCGTCATTAATATTCCTGCTACGGTAAACCGTTTTTCGCCTAAATTTAAAAAGGCGCAACAATGGCTTGATAATGAAGTGTTGAAAGATTGTACCCCTTACGTTCCTATGAAAACAGGCAATTTAGTCGGTTCGGGAATAAGAGGTACAAAAATAGGCTCGGGACGATTGGTTTATAATGCACCCTATGCAAAGTCTTGCTATTACGCAAAAAACCGCAATTTTTCAAAAGATAAACACCCACAGGCTTCTGCGCAATGGTTTGAAAAAGCCAAAGCTGCAAAAGGTAAGGCGTGGTCCAACGGTGTGAACAAGATTGTTAAGGAGTGATTGTTTTGAGTACAGCGGTAAATAAGGATATGGTAATCGAGGAGGCTATGCTCGATTTCTTAAATTCTTGGAACGATAAGCCTTGTGAAATTAAATTGGATGAACTCGAAAAAGAGGGATTATCTATGTGTTTTCAACCCCTTTCGGGCGCCAAAACCACAAGGAAATATATTAACGGCTCTTATAGTGCAGACTTCCCGTTTGCTATCATTGTAAGGGTTAATAACTTTGATACGAAAGCCAAAATCAAACCAAGAGAGATTTTTCAACAGTTAGATGAGTGGTTTTCTCAAAAGGATGCTGAAAAAAAGGAATATATAAATCTTCCTACCCTTTCGGGTGGTAACACAGCAACTAAAATTGAAATGACTGCGACGCCGGCTGTTTCGTTTAGATACGAAAACGGTACGGATGATTATCAAGCAGTCTTTCAGTTAAAATATAAGCATAAGGAGGAAAAAGTAAATGCCTGAAGCAGTTGTTCAAAAACTTATTACAAGGGATCAACTCTACGCTTTAATGGAGTGTAAGGATGGTACCTATAATTTAATCGGTGAAGGTTTCACAGACCTGTCCGAGAGCAAGGGTGCAAAAGAATACACCCGCAAGTATGTGCACAACAAAACCGAGCGTACCGATGTAATCGGCTTCGCACCGAGTATTTCATATTCGGCTGATATTATTAGCGGTGACCCTGTAATTGCAGAAATCGTTGATATTACCGACAATGAAAAATTGGGTGCTGATGCGCAACGTAACATTGTTATCGTCAATGGATGGGAACCGGGACAGACGAGCGGTTCTTTCCCCGCCTATCAGCGTAAATATTCTGTTGTTCCTGATAGCAAGGGAAGCGGTACGGAAGCACTTATCTACACCGGTACATTTAAGGCTTGCGGTGATATGATAAAAGGTTCTTGGAGTGCAGAAACCAAGAAATTTACACCCGCCACAGAATAAATAATGATAAATTCCCCAAGCTGATAAACTTGGGGAATTTTACTTTTTAAGAAAGGATTTGAGCCAATGAGCCAAGAAAAAAATATAATAACCGAAAATACAGAAGTGGTTGACAATCGAATTTTCAAATTCAAAGATATAGAAATTGAGTTTGATATGACCAATGCCGACACAGCAGAGCTTTACGAAAGAGTTTTTGAGGAAATGTCTGTAAAGGAAAAGCAATTACCTAAAACCGGTAAACTGTCAGAAATGATAAGAGCCCAATATAAGTGGTTCATAGAAAGTTTCGATGCGTTATTCGGCGAGGGTATGGGCGTTAAGTTATGCGGTGAGGCACCAAGCGTTACCAACTGTTATGAGGTTTACGATGCATTTTTAGCATTTATAGCAAAGCAGGGCGTTAACCAAGCCGCAAGGATTGGTTCTATAAATTCCAAATATGCTAATCGTGCTCAACGCAGAGCGCAAGCAAAGAATAAGAAATGACAGATAAATCTAATATTCTCATTGATGAATTACCGCAAAGTATTGTTATCGATGATGAGGAATATATCATTTCGACAAATTTTCGCACCTTCATTTTGTTTGAATTGCTTTTAAAGGATAAAGACCTTTCCGACAAAGAAAAATTGTGGGAAATTCTCGAATTGGTTTTTTTAGAAGAAAAGCCGAGTGACATATCCGAGGAAATTTTTAAGGCTATTGCCGATTTTTATAAATGCGGCAAAAATACTTTTGAGGCTTCAAAAAAGCAAAACAAACCCAAGCAAACGCAAAAGCGTGTGTATGATTTCGAGTGGGATGATAGTTATATTTATTCTGCATTTTTAGCAACGTATCGAATTGACCTTAACGAAATAGAGTATCTTCATTGGTGGAAATTCAAAGCATTGTTTGACGGTTTACCTTCGGATTGTGAACTCGTTAAAATAATGGGATATAGAGCCGCCGATATTTCCTCTATTAAAGATAAGAACGAACGTGCTCGAATACAAAGGTTACAAACCCTGTATGCTTTGCCCGATAATTTAACAGTTGAGGAAAAAGCAGCAAAATTCGGTGCTATATTTGGAGGTGCAATGAAATGAAAAGAGTAGAAATTCCTCCTACCCGAAAAGATTGGGCGTTGTGCCCCTATTGTGGTGCAAAAACCATAATTTATGATAACAGATCTAACTGTAAAGGTGTGTATGTTAAATGCACACGAGGTTGCCGCCAAACCTTTGAACTTAACATAAAAGACGGCAAACAAATTTTTAATACTTAAAAGCACTATATGAGCCGTTGCGCCGTGCAAATCATCAACCAACATCGTTGGCAAAGAAGGAGTGATTTGTATGGCGGACGGTTCCGTTATTTTAGATACCGAAATAGATAGTAGTGGGCTACGAACAGGACTATCTAATATGGCTTCCGTAGCCGCAAAAGGCATTGCAGCCTCTGTTGCGGCATTAGGCACGTTATCTGCGGCTGCTATTAGCGCAGGCAGTGCCATGGAAACCGCAATGGCTAAGGTTTCAACCTTGGCTGATACTTCACAGGTTGCATTAAGCGACCTTTCATCAGGATTGACAACACTGTCTGGTCAAACCGGCATAGCGGCCACTGAACTATCCGAAGCGATGTATCAAGCGTTATCTGCCGGCGTACAGACTGGGGATACATTATCGTATCTTGAAACTGCCTCTAAATTAGCAATAGGCGGTTTTACTGATACCGCTTCTGCGGTTGACGCTCTTTCTTCCGTAATGAATGCTTACGGTATGGAAAGCGACAAGGTTAATGATGTAGCGAAAATCTTAATCCAAACACAAAACAAAGGTAAAACAACGGTTAATGAATTAGCGGCAAGCATTTCACAATGTACGCCGACTGCCGCTGCCTTTGGTGTTTCGTTTGAGAACGTCGGTGCGGCACTTGCGACTATGACGGCGCAAGGTACAAAAACCGCAACGGCAACAACTTCTCTTAACACTTTAATCGCAGAACTTGGCAAACAAGGTACCGTAGCGGCCGATAACTTATTAGCGGCTGCCGAAGGCACAGAGTTTGCCGGTATGTCTTTTGCCGAAATGATGAACTCGGGTGCAGACCTTAATACTGTGCTATTGATGATGAGTGATTATGCCGAAAAAGGCGGCGTAAGTATGGTTGACCTGTTCTCATCAATCGAAGGCGGTAAGGCTGCGTTACAACTTATTTCCGGTGAAGGACAAATGTTTGCCGATTCTATGTCGGCAATGACTACTGAAATGGATGTTGTAGGTGACGCCTACAGCAAAATGATGGATACATTCAGTGCTCAAAAGGATGTATTTATCCAAAACGCAACGGCTCTTGGTATTGCAGTATATGAAAATATGCAAGAGCCTTTAAAAGAGGCTTGTAAATTCGGTTCTGCTGCATTAGAGGAATTATCCTCGGCTTTTGAGGAGGGCGGATTTGAAGGACTTGTTTCAGCCCTTGGAAATGTTTTAGCCTCTTGCGTTACTAAAATAGCAGAATTCGCACCGCAGGTCGCAGAAATGGCGGTCTCGCTAATTCAGTCTTTGATAGACGGATTGGTTTCTAACATAGACGCTATTGCGGCGGCAGCGGTGGAAGTAGGCATAACTCTTATAACCGGTATAGTGAATGTTATACCGTCCTTGCTTGAAGGTGGCATAAAACTCATAGCAGGGCTTGCTCAAGGTATTGCAAGTGCTTTGCCTACTCTAATACCAACCCTTGTAAATGGTCTTATTGATTGTGTAAATGCTTTGATAAGCAATGCACCATTGTTAATAGATGCCGCTCTTGCACTTATTCAAGGTTTAGCAGACGGAATAATTGCGGCATTGCCGATTTTGGTCGCAGCATTACCCAATATAATAAATTCCATTATTAAATTTATATCAGCATCGATCCCGAAAATAATTAACGCTTTTGTAAGTGTGATTACGGCGTTGGTTGCGGCACTACCCACAATAATACAAACACTTGTCGAGGCTTTGCCCGACATTATTTCCTCTTTAGTGAATGTCATAGTGGAGAATGTTCCGCTTCTAATTGAAGGCGTATCACAGGCTATAATGGCGCTTGTCGAAGCTTTACCCGATATGATAGTTATGATTATCGAGGTACTGCCGACACTCATACAAAGCATTGTTGACGGCTTGATGGTGCTTATTCCGCAGATAATTGAATGCGGAATACAATTATTAACCTCTTTGGTTGCGGCACTACCAAATATAATAAATACTATTGTTTTGGCATTGCCGAACATTATAAACAGTATTGTTTCTTCACTTTTAGGAATGATACCAATGCTTGTCGATTGCGGCGTGCAATTGCTTGTATCATTGGTTCACGCACTACCTGATATAATTTTTGCCATTGTCAGCGTATTGCCGGTAATCATTTCCTCGATTATTAGTACAATCGTTGGAATGATACCATCCCTTATCCAATGCGGTATTGACCTATTGGTTTCGTTAGTAAAAGCACTGCCTGAAATAATTATTGCTATTGTTGCGGTTATACCACAAATTATTAGTTCGATAATTCAGGCTATATTAGATGCTATACCTCTGTTAATTCAGTGTGGTATAGACCTTTTGGTTTCTCTAATTGGTGCTTTGCCTGATATTATTATTGCGTTGGTATCTGCAATACCTGAAATTATAACAAGCATTATTTCGGCTCTTTTAGACAATATTCCTTTGATTATTCAATCGGGAATAGATTTGTTTATGTCTTTGATAAAGGCATTGCCACAAATCATTAAAGAGCTTGTAAAGGCTATTCCTAAAATAATAACAGCGTTAGTTGATGCTTTTAAAGAAGGATTTACAAAATTCAAAGAGGTAGGTAGTAATCTTCTTAAAGGTATTTGGGAAGGTTTAAGCGATGCGAAAGATTGGCTTTGGAATAAAGTTAAATCGTTGCTTTCTTCGCTTACTGATAAGATTAAAGACTTCTTTGGAATTAAATCACCATCTCGTTTGTTCAAGGATGTTATTGGTAAGAATTTAATGTTTGGTTTGGCTGATGGTATCGACGAAGAAACCGACAGCGCAGTTTCCGCAATGAGCGACGCCGCCAAAGCGGTTGCCGGGATAGGATTTAAGGCAAACACCGATGGATTGTTTGATAATATAGACCCGGGAGAAACCGTAAGAACGTTGACTACAGTTGTTAATGATAGCGGTCTTGCGGCAACTAAAAATGCAGCAGCGAAAACAGGATATGTCACATCTTCGGATAGTGATAATGATGCGCCCGAAGACAATACTGAGGGTGATAAAGTAGTAATGCAGGGTGATGTTTATCTTGACGGCAAAAAGGTCGGTAAGATAATTGCTCCCGAAGTTGCGAAAGAAATTGAATGGGAGGGCAAATAAGTGAAAATAAACGGTTTTGATCCCGAAATTTATAATGCTGAATTATTAGATTATTCGGTAGAGGGTTGTGAGCTGTCCGATACTTATTTGCTTGCTCCCTCTTCAATAATGCCCTTAAGGCTATCGAATAAGGCAGAATTACGCAAAATAACCCTTACTTTTGACTTTATATGTAAGGACCAAAGAGAAGCAACACTAAATATGTCAAATCTAACTGCGGAATTGCTTAAATCTGTTGAGTTAGAATTGCCTGACGGGTTCTCTTATTATTGCATTCTTACCGACACAGGAAAAGCTTCCCGAAAAGCCGATTGGATAGGACAAAACAAGTTTACCTTTATCGGCTTTCGGCACGGTGCTTTGGAACAGGTTATATTAACCGAGAGCAAGAGTATTTTTGTAAACGGAAATCTGCCAACGGAATGTAAAATAACAATAAATACATCCGCAAAAAGCATTAAGATTAACGATATAACGGTAAAAAATATCGGCGGTGAAATTGTCATAGACGGCATAAATAAACTTGTTCAACAAAACGGTGTAAATAAATTTATTGATTGCGATATGACAGAATTCCCGAAACTATATCCCGGCAACAATCAGATAAACATTTCTGTTGCGGCCACAGTTCGTATAGAATACTATCCGATATTTTTATAGGGGGTGTCTTGATTGTTACGATTTTTTGATAACACCGGTCAAGCACACCCTATGACCGATATTGAAAACTTTTGCCTTTTACATAAGGCGGATGGCAGTATTCGTCTTGCGTTCGATATAGAAGCAAGTCATCCATTATATAGCCTTGTCGCAGAGGAATGCAGGATAGAATACGGCGACAATAAATACTTGGTCAAAAAAATCAAAAACGGTGGTATTGACTGCGACCTCGATTTTGATTTTCTCAAAACCAAGATATATGAAAATTTTAGTTCGGGCAGTGTTTTACTGTCTGAACTTCTTTATGCTCACCTGCCGCAAGGTTGGTCCGTAATAAACGGAAATATAACGAATATTCGCAGAACGATAACAGCAGATTTTTGCACTGATTATGATATCATAATGGAGAGTATGAATACCTACGGTGTTTACCTCGAATGGTATATTAAGAAAAAGCAAGTGAAGGTTTATCTTCAGTCTGTTGCAGAAGTTACAGGTGAATATTTAACCGATGAATTAAATCTCCGGGATATTTCCTTGCAAGGTGATTCGCTTGATTTAATTACTCGCCTTTATGCACGAGGAAAAGACGGTCTTACTTTTGCCGATATAAATGACGGTAAACCTTATGTGGATAATACAGATTATGTAAATAAGGTCGTATGCGGAATTTGGCAAGATGATAGGTACACCGATGCAGAAAGTCTTTTGGCAGCCACAAAAGAAAAACTTAAAACATTGGCTTTTCCCGTTCGTGCTTATGAATGTGATGTGGTTGACTTTGCAAAAATAGATCCAAAGTATTCTTTTTTGGATTTTAAACTACATAAGGCGGTAATGCTTCTTGATAGCCAACATAAAATCAATGTGCAACACCGCATAGTCCAATATAAAGAATACCCGTATGAACCGAAAAGGAATGTAATTACTCTTTCTTGCGTTCCTGCGACCATAACAACGAGCATACGGAGCGTTTCTACATCCCTTAAGGGTGAAATAAGTCAAGAGAGTAAACGGCTAAATGAGGCTATTTTGAAAGCCACACAGGCAATCACAGGAAACAGTGGCGGTTACGTTGTTTTTAGACCCGCTACCAATCCACAAGAAATACTTATTATGGATACGCCTGACGTTGAAACTGCTCAAAATGTATGGCGTTGGAATTTGGCAGGTCTTGGGTTTAGTTCTACGGGTGTTGGCGATATTGGTGATACTGCTCGGTATGTAACAGCTCTTACCTATGACGGCTCTTTTGTTGCTGATTTCATAAAAGTAGGTATTTTGGATGGTACGTTGTTAAAAGCCGGCAGCGTTTCAGCTTCGGCTATCAGCCAAGAATATACAACACAAATTCTCGATGAGGTTAACGGTACCATTTCTGAAATATCTGCTTTGTTTGAAGCTACGTCCGAAGGGTTGAAAAGTGAAATAACTAATATTATTAACACAATGAACGCTAACAAGGAAGAGATTTCAAAGCAAATTAACACCTTAAAAAATGACATTACAGGTTTAAGTTATTCTGTCCAAAGAGCCTATCGAGGCGGGATAAATAAAGTTGTAAATTCAAGCGGTATGAACGGTGTGTCAGATGATTGGAATGCGGTTGGTCCTGTTCTTGCTATCGAAGACTCCACAACCAGTTCGGGATGTTGCTTTATGCTTGGCGAAGATAGTGCCATATCTCAAACGATAAGCAATCTTATACCGAATAAGGCTTATACTATATCCTTTAAAATAAAAAAGACCTATGCCAATTATACAGGCAGTTTCAAGGTATTGTATGGAGATACCGTTGTGAATGTCTTTTCTCAACAAGCGGCACAATCCTCATGGCAGGAATGTCATATTGTTATTCCCGCTATTTCGGAAACCTCTTTGACAATTCAAATAGAATCATCCAAAGCCTATATGTATGTTGCCGACATTATTGTGGTTGAGGGTGATTTTGAAAATTCAATAGGTTGGCAACCCGCTCCCGATGAGGTATATACAACCGAAGTAAAGATTGATAAAAACGGAATTAGAGTTATAAAGAGCGACAGTTCGGTTTCTACCAATATTACAAATGATGCTTTTAGAGTTCAAAGACGTAACAACAAGGGAACTTATGACGATAGCGTTCTTATATCCGAAAAAGAGTCTATGATGAACGATATGACGCTTAAAGGCACAACGAGAATACAGGGTGTTTCAACTACTATGGTAAAACCCTGTGATTCGGGATTTGACATAACTGTTTTGGATTAAGGAGGGGAATATATGGCTACGATAAAATGTTCTGTTACTAAAAGTAGTTGGTATGAAATGTATATAGAATATACCGTTTCGCAAAATCCCAAAACTGCAATTTCTACCATTTCCCACGCTTTAAAACTAAAACAGTTGACAGACTCATACGACTTTAGCGGAACTATGAATGTCAGTTATACCATTGGTAGTGACACATTCCCGTTCAGTGGTACCGTCAATATAGACGACAAAGGCAATAAAGGCTATACAGTAACAATCGCTTCGGGAACTTCATATATTCAGCACAACAAAACATCGGGTGCAGGTAGTTTCTATGTTGCTTGTAGTGGTTCTTGCCCATCGGGAGGCTACGGTCCGGGAACAATATCATTGGCGGGATATTATCAAACTTTGCCAACAATAGACAGAGTAGCCCCAACCGTTACACATTCTGTTTCAAACATTACTGCTTCAAGTATCACCATTACCGCAAATTCTTCGGTTTGGGCGGATGAATGGTGGTATTCATTAGATGGCGGTAAAACGTGGGTTGGTTTCAGTACAACAGGTGCTTATAGCCAAGCTGTAACTGTCAATAATCTTTCCCCAAACACTACTTATGGTATTAGAGTATGTGCTCGGAAATCATCAAACGATGTTGATGGGTACTCTACATCCGCAAATGTTACAACGCTTGGAAATGCTCTTTTAAATAGCGTGTCGGGTGTTATAGCCGATAGTGCAGCAGTGAATATTGTATTTAATTGGACGGTCTATTCAAATGCTTTTACTTATGTGCTTGATGTTAAAAACGGTAGCACTGTTATTCTTTCTATTGCATTACCGGCCGCAAATGCGGGAACAACGAACAAAACGGTAACACTTACCTCGGCACAGCGAACAACATTGTTGACTTATATGTCGGCTTTATCATCCTTTACTGCCACCTTTGAATTGACAACAAAGAGCGGAAGTACAACAATCGGTAATATAGCAAGTCGTCAAGCAGTTATAAGTACATTGGAGGCAAATTCAGCACCGGTTTTTGAGGGGTTCACCTTCAAAGACGATAATCCATATACGGTTTATGCGACCCTGAACGAACAATACCTGTTGAAAGATTATTCTAAATTGCTTATTACTTGCATACCTGCAACGGCAAGGAACTGTGCGAGCATTTCTTCCTATACTGCTACAATCGGTAATCACACCCGAACAAGTGCAACCCCTATTATTGACGTGGGTGCCGTAAGTACAGCTGATACATTAGAGTGTACTGTAACCGTAACGGATAGCAGAGGATATACCACAGAAGTCAGTTGCAATATAATTGTTCTTGATTATTCGGCGCCGAAAATCGACTCTTATACTTTAAGACGTGAAAATGATATTGATGATAATATTCAATTAACTCTTAAAGGCTCTATGTCAAAGGTAATGATAGGTGATGTAAATAATAACAGTCTTTACATTGCACGATATAGATATAAGAGAACTGATGAGAGCCAATGGACCGAGTTTTTCTCCATTCTTTCACAGGTCGAGCAATTAAGTTCGGGGACTTCTTTTGAATTCACCGAAACAGAATTGATTTCTCTCGATACCGATTTTTCTTGGGATTTTCATATTCAAATTATGGACCAATGCCGAGAGGGTACCGTCTTTAACGAGTATGCGATTATTTCTCCGGGAACACCACATATTTCTATAAGAAAAAAGAAGGTCGGAATAAATAATAAAGACCCTCAAGCTGCACTCGATGTAGTTGGCGGTTTTATTCTTGACGGTATAGAACTCAACAATATTGTTGAGTGGGGCACGGAAGGAATTTGGA